AAGCGTGTAAACTTCCTCTGTCGGACTAATGTAACTCCAACTTGTCCGGGTGTTGCCGCCGTGATCGTCGGGGTTAGAAAAGCGAAGCTCTTCGGCTAAGTGCTGTTGACCGCGAAGCGTTGCGTCGGTGCAACCGACCGGGGGCGGAACCGGAGTCGGGGGAATGCGGGCTAGGGATTGACCGCGGCCCGGTATCGAATGAAGGTTGCCGGGGCCGATCGGTTGAATGTTTTCAAGCCATGGGAAAGAGCCCTCGGGAACGGCGTTCCGAAATTCGCGCGTATTCATTCCCGAAAACTGTTTGATCGTTTTGTTTTGCCGCGGTGCGCCCGCGCCGCGGGGTGCGCCGGCGTCCGGTGCTTGCGCCATTAGTCAAAGTCCTGCTCGTAAATATTGTGAATTCGCCGCGGATATTGCGCGTTGAGCTCTTGAACCCGTTGCGTGTAAAGACGGTCAAAGGCTAACGCCTCTTCGTATTGCTGCATTCGGAGTTTTGCCAAGCGCGCCGCGTAATACTTCACGGCGTCGGTGTAGTTGAGCGGGATTATGTCCTCGGTGTTGTCGTTCACCAATTGATCCGGAACAATCGCCGTATCGAATTCTGTTTCCGGATAGTCGACGTTTGGCGACGGCGCAATGTAAAGAATGTTCGGGCCGTAGATCGAAAACGCGACGGGCAATTGCTGATACCTAATCCATGGCCGATAAAACGCGGTCAAATAGGTGTAGTCGTACCAGCGAAGGGAATAGCGGGTTTGGCCGAAGTGCGGTTGAATTCCGAGAATATCAATCGTCTTGGCGCCGTTCGGGACGATATCCCGAAACAAATATTTGTCGACGTTGGTTAAAAGCGTCCCGAGTTGGAAAGATCGCACGCAAGCCGTGTCGACCGCGGTTTTTTCCCGCGCTTCGTTTATGTAGGCGTCGAGCTCGGGGTTTGTCCAATAGTTCCCTTGAGCATCGTTGAGAAGCCGCCTAACCCGCGTGCGATATTCGGATAAGAGCACATTCCCTACGGCTTATGAGCTAAGACGAAATAGCGCGCGTTGCCCGAGGCGCCGGCCGCGTAAAGGTTGCTTCCGTCACTCCAAACCATGCCCGCGGTGTTTGCCGCTAACACTGTAACAAACGTCGCCGGGCTTTCGTCGATCATGAGTTGAAAACTCACGCCGGAAACGGCAACCACCATGATAAAACCGACTTCGGGAACAAGGGTCCGGGGGCTAACAACCGTCAGGCTTTTTTCCTCGGAGTAGTAGGAGTCCGCGGCGCCCGGTACGCCCGCACCTTCCATGATTAGTTGACTTGGCATTGTTCCCCCTTAAAGCACGACGGAATTTAGTCCGGTGACAAGCGTATTCGCTTTGCGCTTGGTCACGACGAATTCGAGAATTGTTAGAAGCGCGCCGATGTAGCCGATTTGAAAATTCGGCAAAGTCGACTCGAAGCCCGTGAAGGCAAAGGCCGCATCTTCGTGAATATAAAAACTCGTGTAATTGGTGTTGAGCAAATACATTTCGCCGGCCGTCATAAACGGGTCCGCGTAGAACGGCACGCCGGCAACCATGAGCGCGGTAAAAAGAGCGCGGGCGCCGTTAGGCGATTGATCAAAGCTTGAATCGGGAGTGATTCGATACTGCTCTTGCGACGTGAAATCTTGCGCAAGCTTCACCCATGTTCCGAGATCCATCACGCCGAAATTCGGCATTTCGCCGCCGGAATGTAGAGCCGTGCCGGCGATAAACCGGAGCATATTATCACGGGTCGGATCTTCGGACGGCGAGAGATCGTAAACCTTCGCGCGCCAATAGGTGTTTGTCGTGCCGTCGACGTTGCCATAAAGGCCGGTATCGTCGACCGCGCCGGGGAGCCCGACGATATCAAGGCCGTCGGTCGCATTGTTGAAAAGCTTCGTTGCGAGATAATCGGTCGCCGAGTTGCCGGCGTCGTTCATTCTCGCTTCAACGATCGGGACAACCGCGGCGTTGATCTGTACGGCGCCCTCCATCCCGAGGAACGGAATCGGCGTAACAATGAGCTTTAAATTAAACTCGGCATTGGTCGCGCCGTTCGTGACAACGGGTTGATTAAACGTACCCGTGTAATCGCTCGCCTGAGTCGTGACAAAGGCGGAGCCCTGAATAGGACAAGTGACCGCCGAAACGCCGCCGCTTGCCATTTGCGCGTTTGCCATCAAGGCGGATAGGAGCGGGGTTGCTTGATAGATTTGAACGACGAGCTTCGGGATAAAAGCACGCCGCGTCAAGGCGGTGAGCTCGGCGCCGAGGGCGCCACTCGGGATTATTCCGGTTCCTAAAACGGGCATTGCTTAAATCTCCTATCTGTTACGTTCGATTTCGTTGATCGCTTTGTAAGCTTCCTTGCGCGCCCAAGCGTTGCGATCTTTGAAAAGGTCTATATCTCCCGGCAAGGTGAGTGCGGAATGATCTTGATAGTGATCGGTTGTCGGCTTGGCGAGTTGGCGCGATTTGGTAAAATAATCGGCGGCGATATCGTAGGAACCGATTCCGTTTTCGATCATCGTTTTTGAAACTTCTTTCATGTCCTCTTCTGAAAGTTTGTATTTTGCTTGCGCTTGCGCTTTTTCGCCGTCTATCCGCGATCGAATCTCTTTCTCCATTTGCTTTGCTTCAAGCGTTTGGATTTGAGTCCTAAGCTCGTCGGTTTCTTTTCGGTGTCGACGTGCGGCCGCGAGGCCGGGGTCAGTAATGCCAAACTTTTTTTCAACCGCGGTTTGAACGACTTCCCCAACCTCGGGGTCGTTATACATACCTTCGAGAGATTCGAGTAAGGCGTCTTTTTGCTCTTCGCTAAATTGACTCCACTTGCCCGCCATGGCTTGTTCCCCTTATTTAGAAAACGGCCCATGCTTGCCGTTTCCGCGGTCGGTGACGGCCATTTTGTTTTTGCCGTCTTGAACTTTCGACTTCGACTTGAGCCCGCCGAATTCCTCGAACCGGGGCGGGTTGTAAATCATCCCATTGGTTTGTCCGGTTGCGTCGTACTCGCGGACCTTGCTGATTGTCGGTTTAATAAAAGCCATAAAACCCCCCTTCAAATTTCTCGATACAACCGAAAACTTTTTGACCTACAGTTACCGCATTCCTTCGCCGGCAATTTGGGAATTCCAAAGTGAAAGCATTCAAGACAGTACATAATTACTTGTTTCACATCGGCCTCGGCATCGGGCCGGCCATCGGCATGCCGCCCGGAGCTCCGCCGCCTTGCGGGGGCGGGGGCGGGGAGCCGGCGCCTTGAGGGCCGGCTTGCGCGGCAAGCATTTTGACTTGAGCTTGGTTCATGTCCGGCCCGCCCGGATCTCCGCCAAGCTTGGCGAGGCCGTTAATTGCGGAAAGAATTTTTTTTCCTTCGGGTGATTGCGTGCCAAACGGCAACAAAGATGATTCGAGCAGCTTGATCGCCAATTGAATTCCTTGAAGAGCTTGAGCTTTTAACCCTTCCGTTTCAGTCGGGTTACTCATAGGCGCGACTGACGGCCCCGCGGGTGCGGGAGCATCGGCGCCGGGGGGGGACATTTCAGGCATAGCGTTTTCGCGTTTGGGGAGCTTGAGAAGCGAAAGTCAGGAACCTATCAAGCCCACCCGGCGCGGCCCCTCACTTTCGCCTCTTAAATGCCCGCGTGCGCAAACTACCGGCGTTTTCTCCGTCCGCGTTTGCCCCGTCGATAAGCGATCGGTTCTTGATTCTGCATTTCAATCACTCCCTTTCCGTTTTATTTGAAACGACACTGATTAGGGCATTTACGCCCGATCAATTGGGAATGCAAGCGGAATGTGAAGGAAAGCGGGTAGAATTGCCCGAATCGGGGCTAACCGCGGCCCATCATCGGGACTTTGGCGAGGGCCGCTTTTGCTTGTGCGGCATTCTTTTCGGTTTTTGACTGTTCCTGTTGGGCTTGAAGCTTGGCAATCTCGGCTTGGCTCTTTTCGAGCGCGGGGAGCCGGGCTAGTACGGTGTCGATCATCGGCGGGTCGAGCATTTCAATTAGCGTTTTCTTGTCGATCGCGCCGGCCTTGAAAAGATCGCCGGCAATCGCGCGATTTTCTTCCGCAAAGATCGGACTCGAAGAATGAGCAGAGACTTTAACGCGGAAATCCGGGGAGACTTGGGAGAGTAGGAATTCTTTTTTCTGTCCACCTTCATCCTTGTCGGCGAGATATTTCCGCTTATCTTCGCGGGCTAAAAGCTTGATCATCAGAGTTGCTTCATCTTCAATCGAATCTTCGACGAGCAAGGCGAGCTTGCGAATCGGCGCCGAAGCCATGCGGCCGAGGAATTGCGCGTGCCCCTCGGATCTTACCCCCTCTTCGCCGCGGCCCTGAATCGTTTTGGTGATCCCCATGATCTCATTCATTTGCTCGTCGATGTTGCCGATTAGCTGCCATGCGTCCGCGGGCATGTCGGGCTTGTACGTTTCGATTTTCGCGTTCGGCGTTGCGAAATTGTGATAACCGCCGGGGGAGTCAAGCGCCAAAGCCTTTTCACTCGAAAGCGCGCCGGCGCCTATGCCAATGCG